ATAACTTGGTATTTATTTTTCTTAAAGCTCATCTGAATGGATATCCTAAATTCCAACACACTAAGGAGTGTCGTATTCCTTTGGTTACTGGTTTGACTCTATGCCAAACAAAAGATGGAAAGATAATAACGCTACCTTTCTTTCTAATTTCTTCACATACTCTTGGCTGTGAGCCTTCGTCTGTGTTTCTAAAATCAAACTCTAAATCTCCGCCTTCATATTCATCAGGATCGGTTAAAGATACAGTCATACTAAGTTTTCTTAACTTGCCATGTGTTGTTGGGTTTTCAGGGTTGTTGTAAGGTTCTTCGTATGAGTCGCAATGCCAATCGTAGTATTGACCTTTTTTATATTCAGTAAATTGACAAGCTTCTGACCAATCCCATTCAAAATTCCAACCAGAGCTTGAGTTTGCTTGATTTATGTAAGGTTGTATTTCGTTGTATATCCATCTATCTGACATCCATACAACATCAGACTTTCTTTTCTTTTGAATGTTTTTAAGTTCTAGTTTGGTTAAGGTGTCTTTAGTAGCACTACCTGTAATGGCGGTTTCTTTTTCTTGCTCTTGACCATAACGAACTATGTCATCACATATTCTTTCAGGAATAACTGACTGAAAGTACCAATAATAATATTTTAGATTCATCTTCTCTCTCTTAAGAGATAAGTATAGTTTAAATGTGATTTAAAAGAAAGGTTGGTTAGTTTGTCCAATCACCAGCTTTGACTTGTATAAAAACTTGTCTTAAATCCCAAATGCTTGAGGCTGCTTTGGTTTCAGGCTCATTAACAATTACTGTACCTGAACCACCTACTGCTCCTGCAGTTGAAGGTCCAGGTTGATATGGATATATAAACATTCCCCCTGCTCCACCTCCGCCTGTATTTGCTGTGCCATCTGTTCTATAAGGACCTACTGGATTGGATGGATCATAAAGTCCTGTGCCTCCTCCGCCACCTATCCCACCAGCATAATAACTCAATGGTTCTAATGTGTCAGGACTTGCACCGCTCCCTCCTCTATAAACAGGTGAGCCAGTAATTGACGATGATAAACCAGCACCACCAACAGAACCTGCATTAGCATCTGCAGTTAATACATCTGTGCCAGCTGCTCCTGCTCCACCGCCACTTGCTATACCTGCGGTTGCAGGTAAAGAATTTCCACCTCGATTTCCTTGTCCAGGTGTTCCTGTTCCACCATTAGCTCCACGATAGCCTCCGCCACCTGAACCGCCTGGACCTCCATCTCTAGGAATACCTGAGATACCTCTGACTCCACGACCACCACCTATAGCTGTAAGAGGTGCTGCTGCTCCAAATATTGAAGGATTACCTGGATCACCTCTAGTTACTGGTTCTGCTCCACCCGCTGGATCAAACTGTCCTGCTGCTCCACCTGCTCCAACTGTTACTGGTACAGGACTTAAAGGTAAAGGATGAGAGGGTACTTCATAATGTCCACCTGCTCCTCCACCTGAACCTGTAGTTGAAGCACCACCGCCACCCCCTGCTACAACTAATACCCAAGCATTAGTTGTTAAAGGTTGAGCAGTAAATGTTCCTGAAGAATTAAAGGTAGTGATTTGTTGCGCTTGAGTTGTAACTGTTTGTACTGCTCCGATTAATTTAGGCATTTGTCCACTTTCCTTCCGTTACATATTCGTAAACTGCGTCCATGTTCCAAACACCTGATGCAGATCCTACAACTGCTGGTTCTTTAATAATAACAACACCAGAACCACCAGCTCCGCCTGTTCCATAACCGCTTGCAGAACCTGGTATAGTACTACCACCGCCGCCGCCGCCTCCAGTATTAGCTGTTCCTGCAGTTCCTAATCCGCCTTCGTAAACAGCTGAGGGGCCTCCACCACCTGCTCCACCTGCACCAGCAGCACCTGGCCTACTAACACCTGGATTTGGAAAATTGGCAGGATCAACATATATACCTGCTGAGCCACCGCCTCCCGCTCTTGTTACAGAAGAACCAGTAATTGAAGAAGCAACTCCTGCACCACCTGCAAGACCTGCATTTGGGGAGCTAGTTGGAAGATATTGAGGATTTGGAGATGATGTTCCTGCTGCTCCTGCTCCACCGCCAGCGCCGCCTAGTCTATTTTGAAAAGCAGACCCACCAGAAGGCTGAGGAAGATAAGGAGGTCCTGTAATGCCTCCTGCACCGCCTGGATAACCTTGACCTGGTGTTCCTGCTCCAATGCCACCACCTCCCGTTGGTGCTGGTTCAGGAAAACTTTGACCAGTTCCTCCACCTGAGCCGCCATCTCTTGTGCCTGCTATAATTTGAAAGGTAGCGCCAGAGCCTCCTCCGCCATTAGAAGTTATACCATTAAAACTTGAATCTGAACCTACTTGTCCACCACCAGGCGCTCCTGGATTAGGAGAGGCACCTGGTGTCCAACCACCTGCTCCTCCGCCACCAACAACAATTGGATAAGATGAACCGCCTGTGACAGGACTTAAAGGCTCTGCTGAAGCTCCACCACCTGATGCTTCACCAGGGACTGAAGAACGATAGCCACCTGCTCCGCCACCTGCGTTTCCATAACCAGAGCCACCACCGCCGCCAGCTATAACAAGATATTGAACTTCAGAAGAAACTGGACGTGCAGTAAAAGTACCACTAGAGTTAAAAGTTGATACTAGTTCAGAAACGCTAGCTACAGGCAGATTATCAACACCAACTACTCCTCCATTAAGACTAGCCATGGTTAGACCTCATTCCATTGAAGATTAGTAGCATCCCATGTGTATTTTGTTTCTGTTCCAATACCTAGAGCATTATCAGACCAAGTAGAACCAAGCCATTGTAGATTAGGTTCGTCCCAAGAAGGGAATACTGTTAAGCCACCTATTTCAGTTACGCTTGGATAGGTAACTGGTGCTAACCAATCTCCATTAGAGTCTAAAGACCAAGATGGATAAGGTTGAGGTCCTATAAACATATCTAAAGAGGAATCGTAAGAATAGCCAATACCTGAGTATTGTTTTCTAAAGTTGTTGTTGTATGAGGTTTGTTTCCAAGCAACACCAGTAGGGTTGTATGGAACAATTGTTGCTACAAATGTTTCTGCTTGGGTGGATTCATCACCACCATTGGCATCTACATCTGTGTTTGATATTACTATTACTCGTAATACTTCGTTGCTTGAATTAAGTTCTGCAAAGTGAGCCATATTTGTACTCCTTAAGCGTCATCTAGTTCTTCGTAGTTAATGGTGTAAGTTAAATCGCCAGTAGCACTTGCACCACCCTCTAGGATATCTCCTTCTTCAAGATAGATGCCTGAGTTCTTATCAATAAGAACCAAAGTAGCATCTGCTGGAACAGAGATAGTTGAAGCAAATAAAACTACTGCACCACCACTTTTAATAATTCCCATTGTTACATCAGCAGCGTTAGAGCCATCGATGTTTGCAACAATAATGCTATTAATTTTAATTAACTTATCACTTGCACAAGTTAATAAATCAGTCGTTGTAGTAGTTGTTAAAGCTCCGTTTATACTGTTAGCGTATATTGAAGTTACATTTACTAAATTTGGATTTGCCATAATATTTTCCTAATTTTATCCGAAAACCAAAGCCATTGCTATAGCTTTACCTGTTGTTGCCACACCTGAGCCACCTATACTAAGTGAAGATGAGACGTTTAAATCTGTAAAGGCGTCAACAACTGCTGCACCAGCACCTGCACCGTCAGAATAAACAACAGCAACGCTACCGTTTGGTATTGTTACGTTTGCACCTGAGCCTTGAGAAATATTAATTGATTGCGAACCACTTGTAGCATTTTCAATAATCCATATTTTTGAAACATCATTTGGAGCTAAAGTTAAAGTTCTGGTCGCAGTTAAAGAAACTCCTGAAGTAACTTTAAAATATAAACTACGAGCAGGATCGGTTACTCCGTCTGCTATGGTTGTTGTAGCATCTGCGTCTGAGCCAAAAGATGCTTCGGTTCCGTAACTAAAAGCTTCTGCTATTAATTCTAAATTGGTATTCGTAGAAGTACCCCAAGTTCCGCTTTCGTCACCTGTTGCAATTTCTTTTAGTCTTAAATCGTTTGTATAAGCTGCCATAATAAGTTCCTATAGTTTATATATAATAAATCAAAAATGCTACCATTAATACACTAAGCAGCAACATCTTTCCAGTTTGGTGTTTGCGATTCATCAATAAGCGTCCATATGTTAATGCTGCTGGTTTCTCCAGTAGCTGATAATCCAGTAACTGTAAGATTACAAGATCCTGAAATAGAAACAGAAGAAAGTGAAGCTGTGGCCTGCACTGAAGGTACGCCAAATCTATTAACACTTTTTGTTGTTACGCTTCCCAAGTTAGAGGTTATAGCAAAGCCTGTTAACGTAATAACGGCCTCTCCACTAGCAACAACGGACACGTCTCCTACACTAGATGTAAGACCTGGTAAAGCTGCTACTGCTGACGCTTGAGCAGCAACGGTTCCAAGAGCGGAAGTGCCTTCTAGCCCTGTAGGGAATATGTTTGCTGTACCTGTAATTGATGAGAGTGTTCCTAGCGCTGATGTTATAGGGAATCCAGTTACATTAATATCAACTGTTGTAAATGCTATAGTTGTTCCTAAGGCAGAAGTCATTCCAAAACCAGCAACTGTTACAGTTCTAGTTTGAGATACTGGCAATCCAAATGGACCAGAACCCCAAGTAGATCTACCCCACCCATTACCTATAGTATCAACAGAGGGAGTTCCTACAGATGAAACTAAGGTTGGAAGAGTTAGATTTGCTTCAGCATCAAAATCTACGGAGCCTACTTGCCCTGTTGCAGACTCGCCTGTAATAGTTATGCTAAATACAATCCTAGCATCTACAGATCCAAGCTCACCAGTAGATGAGCCAAGAGAAACAGATAGGTTATTGTTGGTTTGATTTGATGCTGTACCTAAAGATGATGTAGCATCTAACCCAGTAAGTATAACAGGTGAGGCTTCTCCCCAAGCATCTGCACCCCAGGTACTTCTGCCCCAACCAGTTATATTAGCCATTTAAGGCTAGGCGATTCTTATAATCGCTGTAGAAGATGCTGCTGCTGGGAATACAATAGTAAAGTCTCCAGCGGTAGATGTTTTATCACCACCAAAGTCAATTGTTGCTACTGACTTGTTTGCATCAGAGCTGTTGTAAATCATACAACCCCTAGCAGTAATCGTAGCTGTACCAAAAGTTAAATCAGCAAAGTCTGTAAAAGCTGTTGTTCCAGAGCTTGTTGGAGTTACGCTTGTTAAATCAGCACCACCAGATGTATAGTTAACACCAGAGGCTTGGCCTGTAGTAGTAAAAGAAGTAGTGGTTGCTCCCAAAGTAGCTGATGAAGTATACAAAGCAAGCTTATAAGTATCGCCAGCAGTACCTGCTGTAAAGTTATGATTGCCTTTTAATAGCTCAGTTTTAAAGCTAGTTGTAAGTGTTGATGTAATTGCCATAATTATAGTTTCCTAATTAAATCAGAAGCTTGAGTTAAACCTTCTTTATCTAATTTATTATTTATTGTAATCCTATCAGATTTTATAGCATTTTGCATATATTCTTCAATAAGTTTTTCTATATTGTTTTTAAAGGTTTTAACTTGATTTTTTATTTCTTGGGGAGTGTCATCACCTGTTTGTATCATTTTTTCTACGCATAGCTTTGCCCAAAAACTAGGCGGATGGCCTCCTTCTTCTGTTGTATGTACTTCAATTGTTCCTAACTCAGGTCCAGCGTTATAACTCATTACCATTTTTTTGGCTCTCCTACTTTATTTTTTTTAAGGTGACTGTCGTTCCTGTCTATTAAAACAGGCTCTTGTTCTTGTTTAAATTGTTGTAGCTGACTTCTTTTTTTAGCAATTAAAACTCCTTTCTCATCTGTAATAACAACCAAAGGATCATCTAAACGATGATAGCCATAAAGCTTTTCATCAGCTGGAACTGCTGTATCAAGAAGATAGCTAGTAGCAGCAACCTCAACTTGAATGCCATTAAACATAGCTTTGCTTAACCAAAACTCTACAGAAGCTCTGCCTGCTTCAGCAAAATGCAAATTGCCTTTATAACTAAAATCAATTCCAAACATTTTAATTTTGCCGACCTTGTTCCATAAAGCAAAAGCTACTGCATAAGCAACAGTATTGTTTAGATAGTGAGATCCGCATCCAGCTAAGACTTCATCAATAGGATATTCAACTAGGCCAGGACAACGATCATCTAATTCACATGTGTAAACTGGACCTTGATGCTCAGTAAGAAGCTTAGCCATACTATCAGTTTGACCACCTGCATCATCAGTATCTAAAAATCTAGATGCTGGATCCATCATAAATACTCTATCATGGTAAATAACAGATGCTACTGCATTGATAGCCCAAACCTCATCAAAGTGTGAGCCATGTGATTTTGCTAAATTATAGTCAAACCAACTTTTGCCCATTCCGACAATAGCTACGGTCTTACCTTCAAGTTTCTTGATTGGTTTCATATCTTCTCCTTTTTTTAAAAAACTAAGTTATTTGCGTTCTTAACGAATCGTATCTGTATTCGTCTCTTCTTCCTCTTGCTTCTGCTTTGTTTTTTAATCTTGCCATTTCTTGTTGAAATCTATCTTCATAGAGTTTCATCATGTCTGGATCGCCTTTCATAAAAATATAAGCTTCGACTAAACTTCCATATAATAAACCATTTCTTGCATGTTCTGACATCCAAGTTCCAGTTGTATCTGTTACTAATGAGTTTGGCTTGTATAAATAATGAAGTTCCGTTGTATAGTTTTGATCTGGAACTGGAGCAATAATTAAAGTTGACTCTTGTAATCCTGTGTTTAAATTTTTGTCAAAGTCACCATAATATAATGGTAATCCTCTTGCTGATGAATCTGTTGGATCTGGTGCATATTCCTGCATAAAGCTAGGATGCTTTTTGTCAAGGTAATGATAGTCTCCATTGCTATCTATAACAGCTAATGAAAAAGAAAGCTCAAAATCATTTGGCGCTGTTAAAAATCTAGAACCAGCTGTCATAGATCCTTGTACGTTTCTTCTAAAATAATCAAATTGAACTAACTCAAAAATTCTTTCTTCTGCATTTTGAATAATATCATCCAACGTATTAACAAAAGTTGTTTCTGAATTTTCAACAAAATCTTGTATAAGAGTTTTTAGTTCTGATAATGTTAAAGGACTGCTCATGATGTTGTAATTGTAACCTCTCCAACTCCACCTGTCATTTCATCTACTGTAAAGTTTGTTCCTATAATGTCTGAGTTCATATAATGAGGTTTATAAATATCTGTATAAACCACTACAACGTAGCCTTCACCCACTTCTTTATCGGTATCAGGTCTAGGTTGATAAATTGCTTCAGGATCAGCTTTAGCTGTATGAGGTTCTAGTTGAGGATGTTTTGGTTCGTAGCATTCAGAACAAACTTTAAAACCAGTCCATTCTTTTTTTAAATCTAGCAAAGGATATTCAAACGCACATCTATCGCATAAACCTACTGCAAATTTACCTGAAGCGTAAGACATATTACCTCAAACTATTAAAGGGTCTAATTCTAAATGATGCTTTATCTTCATCAGTAGACATA